CGATCCATCAGAACATACGAAAATTGATCCAGATGTTGGTAAACGTATGTATCAAGGCGAATTGCGGTCAACAAGTGAAATTGCAAAAATGGTCAACATGAAGCCAGCAACTCTTATGCGAAGACTAAAAAATGGTTTAGATTTTGATTTAGCTATTGCATTACCACCTCAGCCTGGTGTACACTTCACAGGAAGATCATCATGGTCTTAAAAAAATACCAGAATCCAAAAGGCGGATTAAATGACGAAGGTCGTGAGTTCTACAAAAGAACTGAAGGACTAGACCTCAAAAAGCCTTTAAAAACGGGTAATTCAGGTCGACGATCTAGTTTTTTAGCACGAATGGGCAATATGCCTGGCGCTGAGATGAAAGATGGGAAGCCTACCCGACTCCTATTATCTCTTAGAGCTTGGGGCGCAACGTCCAAGGAAGACGCTAAAGCGAAAGCTAAAGCGATCTCTAAGAGGAATCTAAGAGGAATATGAAGTGAGACCAGTATCTGTTGGAGTTGAACCTACAGCCGCTACGCTGACTACTGTTTACACAGTACCTACGGGTTACTACGCCAAATTCACAGTCATGTATATCCACAATACTGGTGGATCGACAAAACACATTACTGTGGTGTGGAATGATGCAAGTGCCGCTACTTCCTACGACATCCTGACTGAATACAACTTTACTTCTAAGCAATACCTTCAATTTGACGGCAATGCTTATATCGTTTTAGAAGAAGGCGATAAAATTCAGATTACGACTGAAGCGGGTAGTACCTTCAGTTTTATTGCCACATTTGAAGTTTCAGGAGCGCAACGAACATGACCTACTTAGAACTTGTTAACGATGTGCTAGTTCGCTTGCGTGAAAGCACAGTATCTACTGTTGGCGAAACAACCTATTCTTCTTTGATTGGCAAGTTTGTCAATGATGCTAAGCGTCAAATTGAAGACTCTTACAACTGGAATTGCCTTGCTCAAACAATCACAGTAACGACTACTTCTGGTACTAGTTCTTATGCTTTGACAGGTGCTGGACAGAAGTTTCGTGTTAATGACGCTCTGAACACAACAAGTTTGATTGGTCTGCGGAATATTGAGTTTGTGGACATGAACCGCAAACTAAACCTTGGTGCGCCTTCACAATCTATTCCTTCAGAGTTCTGCTTTAGCGGTGTAGATGGTAGTGGAGACACCAAAGTAGACCTGTTTCCAGTTCCTTCTGGTGCTTTTACTCTGTTGTTTGACCTGACTATCCCACAGGCTGCTTTGTCTGCTGATGGCACATCTGTGAAGGTTTTGGACTATTTGGTTGCTCAGAGTGCGTCTGCTCGTGCTTTGATTGAGCGTGGTGAAGATGGTGGAACAAACTCTGCCGAGGCTTATGCCTTGTTCAGAGGAATGCTCTCTGATGCTATTGCATTGGAATCCACCCGTTATCCTGAAGACAACTTTGTGGCGGTCTAATGGCTTCTCAACTTCAAAGTTACAGTCTTTCAGCACCAGGCTTCTATGGCCTGAATACTGAAGATTCTCCCCTTGATTTAGGGGCTGGCTTTGCCTTGGTTGCAACCAATTGCATCTTGGATCAATATGGTCGTATTGGTGCTAGAAAAGGTTGGTCAAGGGTTAACTCTTCCTCTGGCAATCTAGGTGCTAACGATGTTGGTGTAATCCATGAGTTAGTCCAAAACGATGGGACTTTGACTGTTCTGTTTGCTGGCAACAACAAGATATTCAAACTTGGCACTTCTAATGCGGTGACTGAGTTAACTTATGGTGGTGGCGGTTCTGCTCCTACTATCACGGCATCTAACTGGCAATGTGCATCTTTGAATGGCATTGCATACTTCTTCCAAACAGGTCACGATCCTTTGATTTATGACCCTGCTGTAAGTACAACTACTTATCGCAGAGTCTCAGAGAAGTCTGGTTATGTCGCTACAGTTCCTCAAGCCAACATTGCTATTTCAGCATTTGGTCGTCTTTGGGTAGCTAATACATCAACTGATAAAGTAACTGTTACCTTCTCTGATCTGATTGCAGGTCATGTATGGGGCGGTGGCACTTCAGGAACATTGGATGTCTCCCGTGTATGGCCTAATGGTGCAGATGAAGTCATGGGTTTAGCAGCTCACAATGATTTCTTGTTTATCTTTGGTAAGAAACAGATTCTTGTTTACTCAGGTGCTTCTACTCCTGCATCTCTTGTTCTGAGCGACACAGTAGGTTCTATTGGATGTATTGCTAGAGATACCATACAAAGTATTGGTACTGATGTTGTTTTCTTGTCAGACTCAGGCGTTCGTTCATTGATGAGGACTATTCAAGAGAAGTCTGCACCTTTGCGAGACCTATCTAAGAATGTTCGATTTGATTTGGAATCCTCCTTGTCTGGAGAAACACTAGCAAACGTCAAATCTGTTTATTCAGAGAAGAATGCTTTTTATCTGCTTGTTTTACCTGCATCATTCCAAGTTTATTGCTTTGATACTAAACAATCCTTGCAAGATGGTGCTTCCCGTGTAACCAAGTGGGATTCTATTGCTCCAACGGCTTTACGTTCATTGCGTAATGGTGACTTGTATATTGGTAAGAATGGGTATATCGGTAAGTATGGAACTTACCTTGATGACACATTAACGTACCGATTTGCGTACTACACCAATAATGCTGACTTGGGTAATCCTAATCAGATTTCCATCCTAAAGGCGGTTACAGCCATTGTTATTGGTGGATCGAATCAGTATTTGACAATCAATTGGGGTTTTGATTACTCTGGTTCTTATCGTGCTGAAAACATTTATATTCCCTCACAAAGTAGTTATGAGTATGGAACTGCTGAATACAACATTGCTGAGTACACAAGTGGTGTCCCAATCAAGACACTAACAGCAAATGCTTCTGGTGCAGGAAAAATTGTCCAAACTGGATATGAGACAACGATCAATGGGGTTTCGTTTTCTCTTCAAAAGATTGAAATTCAAGCCAAAGATGGCAAAATGGGCTAAGGAGAAATATCTTGTCGAACTATACAAAAACCACGAACTTTGCAACAAAAGACAATCTGTCGCCTGGCAATCCTCTGAAGATTGTTAAAGGTACTGAGATTGATACTGAATTTAACAACATTCAGACTGCTGTTGCAACAAAGACAGATAACTCCTCTGCCGCAATTACTGGTGGTTCAATCACAGGCATCACAGACTTAGCGATTGCTGATGGCGGTACAGGTGCTTCTACGGCTACTGCTGCCCTGAACAATCTATTGCCTAGCCAAACAAGTAACGCAAACAAGTATCTTCAGACTGATGGCACTAATGCTACTTGGGATGCAGTAACTCTATCTACTTCTGACATCACAGGAACTCTAGCAGTTGCTAATGGCGGTACAGGTGTAACTTCATCTACTGGCACAGGCTCAGTAGTGTTGTCAAACAGTCCAACTTTGGTGACTCCCGCCTTGGGAACTCCTGCTTCTGGTACAGCTACCAACCTAACAGGTCTGCCGATCTCTACAGGTGTTTCAGGTCTTGGTACTGGTGTGGCGACCTTCTTAGGTACTCCATCATCTGCTAACCTTGCTTCTGCCGTAACAGATGAAACTGGTTCTGGTGCTTTGGTGTTCGCCAATAGTCCAACTCTGGTGACTCCTACTTTAGGTACTCCCGCTTCGGCAACCTTGACTAACGCTACTGGTTTGCCAATCAGTACTGGTGTGAGTGGTTTGGGTACGGGTGTGGCTACTTTCTTAGCTACTCCTAGTTCGGCAAACTTAGCTTCTGCCGTATCTGACGAGACAGGAACAGGCGCTTTAGTATTTGCTAACTCACCTACTTTGGTGACTCCTACACTTGGAACTCCTGCTAGTGCGACTTTGACAAACGCTACAGGATTGCCTTTGTCTACTGGTGTAACAGGAAATCTTCCAGTTACTAATCTGAATTCAGGCACATCTGCAAGTGCATCAACCTTTTGGCGTGGTGATGGCACATGGGCTTCACCTTCTGGATCAGGTGATGTTGTTGGCCCAGCGTCAGCAACCGACAATGCGTTAGTTCGATTTGACAGCACGACAGGAAAGTTGATTCAAAATAGTGTTGTAACAGTTGCCGACTCAACGGGAAATATGGCGGGTGTTGGTACGTTGTCAATGAATGGTGAATTGACGTATGGTGGTGTTACGCTTACTAATGGCGTGACAGGCACTGGCAAGATGGTACTAGATACTAGCCCAACATTGGTTACTCCTGCGCTTGGTACACCAACAAGCGGTACGTTAACTAACGCAACTGGTTTGCCAATTTCAACGGGTGTATCAGGATTGGGAACGGGGGTTGCAACTTTCTTAGCAACTCCATCAAGTGCCAATTTAGCTTCTGCGGTCACAGATGAAACAGGATCGGGCGCTTTAGTCTTTGGTACAAATGCTGCCCTTACAAATCCAACAGTTACAAGTTATGTAGAAACTGTCTATGCTTTATCAGGAACGGCTATTGACCCTGCAAACGGCACAATCCAAACCAAGACACTCGGTGCTAACACTACGTTTACAGAATCATTGGCTGATGGTCAATCTGTTGTCTTGATGCTTAACCCAGTTACTTACACAGTTACA